GCGAGATCGCCAATTAAGTAATAACTGTTGGTAGCTTTCTTAGTAAGGCTTGCCCAGTGAACTGTCCGTTAGTGTCTAGCAGCGCCTCTTTAGAATTGAGGGTTACTCCTGCGCCTGCTGCGAAAGTAATTGCGCCTGCTGCGTTCTGAACAAAGTTTATTGTTTCTCCAATAGCAAGCTCATCATCTACCGTTATTGTGATCGCTGCGGTTGCATAGATAAAGCTGTTAGCGTCTCCTGCGACGATTGTGCGAGAAGTTGCCTGCTCGGTAACCGTTGTGCCTGTGTCTGGGATAACGATTGCATTCTCCCAGGCTGCCCCGGTGTACTTGGTTAGGTTGCTAGTGCCTGTGAGGTAAGCAAACTGTCCGTTTACGGGAACGGCGATAGCAGCTTCTCGAGCAGTTGCATCTGTGAAGACAGCGATAGCCTGCTGCATTAGGTTTAGGTTTATCTCACTAGCTTGTAGTGGGTTACCGTTTGCGAATACTTTATAGGTCATTTTATGCTTCTTTCCATAGGTCTAGTGTAGTTAGCCAAGTGTCTGAGTCAAGATAATGACTCACCTTTGTAATGGTGTAGTAATCCAAAATCTCTAGTATGTCTTGAGAGAAGTCCACTCCGATTAGCTCACCGGGTAATAGGAAAGCTGCCTCTGTCAAGTTGCCTAGTCTGTCTAGGGTAAGTGTTTCTATGTTTTGCACTAAGTCTGTAGGGGATTGGTTGAAAACTAAGTTTGACCACCTGGTGAGCTCTGTTTCATCTGTCGTATTAAGTGTAACATCTTTGGCATAAACCCCATAAAGTGAGATAGAGTCTGCGTTCTCTTGCACTACGAAAGTATCTGTGTCTGATTTTAGATCTACTCGGAGCGAGTTGAAGACCTCATCACTGCTAGATAGTGTGCTTATGTTTGTCATACATAGGTGATATTGCGTTGTGTGATCATTACCGATTGTGTAAACAATTTGACCTGAACCTAATACATCTATGCCGCCTAGCTCAGAACTGCCTAGCGTAAAGTAACCGCCTCCAACTGGGAAGTCTGGAAGAATAGAGGGGTCTGGTCTGGGAATAAATACGAGCTCCTGAGTCTCTGAGTCTATCCAGAATAGCCCTAGCCCTACTTGTATCGCATCTAGTATTAGCTCTGTCGGTATCACTTGAGTGAGTGTCTCTGAGGGTATGCGACCAGCAGCAGGAATGCTAAGCGCGCTCATAGTAGTACCAAACTCTGTAGCAATTAGCTCGAGTTGCTCTAGTGGAGAGACATAGCCGTCTACATTACTTGAGTCGAATGAGGCGATTCGAGTGTTTAGAAGCTGCTTCATAGAGTCATAGGCTGTTACCTGGAGCAAGTTGTTGCCGTCTATTGTGTAGCTGCCCCCGATACTATCAACTACGCCGCTCCAAATAATCTTATCTACAGCATCTTTTACCAGTTTGATTCTGACAGGTACGCCAGGTCTAAACGAACTGTTTGCAGAAGGGTCATAGGCGTAGCTCTGTAGCGTAAGCCGCGCTGCTGCCGGCTCAGGCTGGAAGTAAAGTTGATCCTGAATTGAACCGCCGTTTTCTATTAGGGCTTTATTGACTGTGCACGATAAGTTCTGCCAGCTAAACGCTTGCTCACCTCCACCGCCTAAGACATTTACTCCACCTAGCAGACTCTCATCAAGGATAAACAGGTTGCCACTTGATAGAACCGCTGTGCTTCCTAGTGTGCTAATTCCGATAATAAAAGCATTGTCTGAGGTGTCGGGTAAAAAGAACTCAACCTTTAGATCACTTGTAATATCGAAGCTAGGGGATTGTGGTCATCTCAGAAGCCGCGTACTTCCCTGTGTCTTTAGCGCGCTGTTGATGTCTCTAATAATGTCCTGAGCGTCTACCTTTGCCCGGTTGATGTTAAGGTTTATGGTTGTACCTGCATCACTCCCTGAGCCTGTATTCCCCTTAGTCTGCGAAATAGGCTTGCCGAACTGATCGAAGCGTTGAGTAGGAGTCATGTTGCTTTGCCTCTGCTGATTGCCTGCACCT